ACGATGCGCTGCTTGAGCGCCCTGACATCTGCGTCTGCGTCCTTGCGCTCGATCTCCTCGCCGCGCTCGTCCAGCACGATCAGCACATAGCGGTAGGTCACCATGTGGCCTCCCCGAGCTCGTCCATGAGCTCACTGAAGGTTGGCTTGCCAGGGTTGGCTGGCGGTGGAGGGCTCGGCTTGTCCTCCTGCTTTGCTGGAAATGGCCAGTGGCTACGCATCGAAGGCCTCCAGCAGCTTGGTAAGGATGGCCAGCGCCAGCGCGGTGGCGATCACGCCGAGTCCGCAGATCGCGGCAAGGGTCAGAATGTTTTGGGTCATAGTTCCTCCTCGATTGCCCAATAGAGCAGCGCCAGCGCGTCTGCCTCGTTGTCGTTGGTGACTGGGTGCCCCTTGGCCTGAATGGCCTCGATGACCGCGGCCTTGTCGGCGTTGCCGCGGCCTGTCGCGTGTCGCTTGATCGTGCCAACCGGCACGCCCTGGTAGGGGATTTGGTTCTGTTCGCACCAGGCTGTGAGGGTGGCCATCAGCCCCCCGTAGACATGGGCCGCATCGGTGCTGGCGTGCCGCCTGACTTCCTCGAAATAGACCGCATTGATCTCGCCCACATTGGCGCGGATCTCGGTGAGCCAGCGCGAGAAGCGCAGAAAGCGCATCCCGCCGCCCTCGAACCTGCCTCCCTTGAGCGACACCCAGCCGTGCGCCACGGTGCCGTCCGTTGGCCTGCAGGCCCAGCCCATGGTGGTGCCCAGGTCGAGCGCGAGGATGGCCGGGTTCATAGCAGGCCCCCGTTGCGGAGCGCCTGCACAAAATCGGCCACCTCCTGGTGAGCGGCCCAGTTCTTCTGGACGGCATCGCCTGTCACAGTCAGCGCCCAGGCCACCACCTCGGCTGGCACGGGCAGGCCTTGCTTGGCCATATCAAGCAGCTGCATGGCTTCCCGCGGGCTCACTGCTTTGACCCCATCAGGAAGCGCTCGATGCGCGTGTCGAGCTTGCCATAACGGGCCTCGAGGTAAGCCTTGACGGCCTCATCAACGAGCGATGCCCTGCTGCGGCGTTGGTCTTCTGCAGCGCGGTCGAGCAGGGCTCGCGTCTCCGGGCGCAGGCGAATCAAGAAGGGTGTGGTGCGTTTGTCCATGCGCCGAGTGTATATCCTGCGGGTATCGCAATGGAAGGCGTGACGCACAAAAAACCAACATAATAGGGTTTGTCCTAATGTTGTGAGTACCTTTGGCGTATTGTCAACCGATATACAAACTCGACTACAATGGAGTCATGTTCAACGCGCAGATGAAGCGCAAGGAGTTGCAAACATGACCAAGCAAGAAGCCCTCAACAAAGCACAGGCCGCTCGCCATGCAGCCAAACTGGCGTTGGCCCGCCACGCTCTCTACGCCACCACCTTCGGTGGCGATGACCAGCTCACGCAGGCGGTCATGCTTGAGCACGATATGGCGCTTGAGGCGTTCAACAAGTGGATGGATGTTGCCGACCTCCACCCCAGCACCCGCGCTAGCCTGATCCGCAAGCAGGCGCTGCCCGTTTGGATGTTTGGGTACGGAGCCTGATTATGTCCAAGTTCGTCGCCTATTACCGTGTTTCAACCGACCGCCAGGGCCAGTCAGGCCTTGGCCTGGATGCCCAGCGCGAGGCAGTCGCCCGTCACATCGGCCAGGCAGAGCTCGTGGCCGAGTTCACTGAGGTCGAGTCAGGCCGCAAGAACGATCGCGCCCAGCTCGCCGCCGCCCTGGCCACGGCCAAGCGCACCAAGGCCGTTCTGGTCATCGCCAAACTCGATCGCCTGGCTCGCAATGTCCACTTCATTGCCGGTCTTCTGGAGGCCAATGTCCCGTTCGTCTGCGCCGATATGCCCGAGGCAGATCGCACATTCCTGCAGATGATGGCCGTCTTCGCGGAGTGGGAGGCTCGCAAGATCAGCGAGCGCACCAAGGCAGCTCTCGCCCAGGTCAAAGCCCAAGGCCGCAAGTTGGGGAGCCCCAACCCAGAGATCGGCAGCGTTGAGGGCACCAAGGTCATCATGGCCAAGGCCGATGGCTTTGCCGATCGCGTTGGCCCCCTGGTGCGTGAGATCATCCGCAAGTCAGGCGCAACCACCCTGCGCGACATCGCCGCCGCCCTGGAGGCTCGTGGCGTGGCCACCCCGCGGGGCAATATCAACTGGTCGCCAAGTCAGGTTTCCAACCTGCTCAAGCGCATCAACCTCGATTGACCGTTGACAAGAAAGGAGCTTCCACATGAGTCAACAAGAGTCCCCTCTGGAGAGGGTCATCGCCGCAGGATCCTTCCTGCTTTGTGTAGTTGCCATCGTTGGGATTGGGGTCATCCTATGAACCCGCGCCAGCGTACCTTCTACCCCACCACCTCGCTGCTGCAGGGCGCCAAGTACATCCCGGCAGCGCAGACCGACATCACGCAAACCTGGCGCAAGCACGGCTGGATCCCCCAGGATGAACTCCGCGCCAAGGCAAAGCAAACCGTCCGCAAGGCGAAGGAGAACAGCAATGTTGGCTAATGATCTGGCATCTGGCCGCGCCATCAAAGAGCGCCAGCTGGCCATGTTTCAGGAGCGCGACCACGAGTTCCTCGAGCGGTGCCGCCGCACCGCCCTGGAGATCGCCCGCCGGCAACTGACGGTCAGCATCAACGATGTCCGCAGGTTTGTGGATGTCCCACCTGGCATCCACCCGTCCGTTCTGGGCGCTGTCTTCAAGGACAAGCGCTTCAAGGCGGTCGGCTACACAGAAGCTTCCCACACCGCCGCCCATGGTCGGGTCGTGCGGGTGTATCAAATTAACAACACCAAGGAGTAAACATGGCCGGAAAACTTACAGACGACCGCAAGATGAGCGCATCGCGCTTGCCCGCCCTGATGGGATTCAGCAAGTACAGCACCCCCAATGATGAGCTGCAGTTCAGCGTCAACGCGATCGACGGGCGAGAGCGCCCCGACATCGGCAACGAGGCGATGGACTGGGGCAACACCCTCGAGCCCGTCATCCTGGCCAAGGCCTGCGATAGGCTCGGGATCACTGGCGACTTTGAGATCGGTTTCCCGTTTGTGAAGGTTGAAGCCGAACTACAGTGCAGCCTGGACGGGATTGGATTTGGCTCTGGCCAGGACATCCGCACCGACCCCGACAAGGGCATCTTCGTCATGGGCCAGGACAGCATCGTGCTCGACGGGCCAGGCGTGCTCGAGGCCAAGCTGACCAAGACCATGCCCGAGGATGCCCCCCACCTGGCGCGTGGCCCCATCCAGCTGCAGGGCCAGATGCTGGTCACCGACTACAAGTGGGGCGCGGTCTGCGTGCTTTACCAGGGCATCGAGTTGCGGGTCTTTTTGTTCGCCCCGCACCCGTCAACCCAAAACGCGATCATCGAGGCCTGCAAAAAATTCGAGGCCAAGCTGGAGTCTTACCGCAAGACAGGCTCAATCGACTGGTATCCACCAGAGACCAGCAAGGAGCTCGACCGCATCTACCCCAGCGCCGCGGAGAAGGTGCAGGTGGAGTTGCCGTCCGACATCGGGGAGATCGCTCGCACCATTGTGCAGGCCAAGGCCACCATCAAGGAATGCGAGAACAGCATCGAGGTCGCGGAGATGGCCATCAAGGAAGCCATGGGCCAGGCCGAGGTGGCCAAGGCAGGCAGCTTCCAGATCAAGTGGGGAATGCGCCACTACAAAGCCCAAGCAGAGCGGCTTGTGCCTGCCAAGGAGGCTTACTCGGTGCGCCAGTCCACGCTGACAATCAAGGAGGTGTAGCCGTGAATGTCCAGAAGCTCGAGGAGGCCTATGACAAGGCGGTGGTGGCTATGCTGAACGCCACCGGCTGCACCCCCGACCAGGCCGAGGAGGCCGTCCAAGCCATCGCGGAGCTCGTCTTCGCAACGATCAACGCAGAATTACCCGAGGTTAAAGATCATGCAACTCACAACCACTAATCGGCAGGGCTTTGCCCCAGCCACCATCACCGAGGCGATCCAGTTCAGCGAGATGCTCGCATCCAGCCAGATGGTTCCCCGCGCCTACCAGGGCAAGCCGCAGGACATCATGGTCTGCGTCCAGTGGGGCTACGAGATCGGCCTGGCACCCATGCAGGCGCTCCAGAACATCGCCGTCATCAACGGCAAGCCGTCCGTCTACGGGGACGCAGCCATGGCACTCGTCCAGGCCAGCCCCGTCTGCGAGGATGTGGAGGAGTACTTTGAGGGGGAGGGAACGCCAAACCCGGTCGCCGTCTGCGTGGCCAAGCGCAAGGGCCGAAAGCCAGTGGTCGCCAAGTTCAGCGTCGAGGATGCCAAGCGGGCAGGCCTCTGGGCAAAGCAGGGCCCATG